CACAAGCTCCGTGATGCACGAACCACGGTACAAGTATATATTTCTCTCAACAAGTTTCGAGGAGCACGGACCGAGGGCCTCTGCTATGATAAATGTATTCTCAGGATGCTTCACGTGGAACGCAATTTGGTGGGGTGAAAACTTTAACTTGTTACCCTTCGTAACTTTTAGTTCTATAGTGAAAAAGTGCCGATTATTATTATAGACCAATAGATCAGGAGTGCCGGAAAGGCTAAGATTCTCCAGTCGAATGAGACTAAATTCGTTAAAATGTTTTTTGATTTTTTGATATAATTTACGCTCTGGTGCCATGCATTTTTCAAGGTAACTCCTGTATTCAAATTGTTAATAATCTTTGATATATCCAGGAGGTAAAATCAGTTTTTCTTCCTTGTTAGGTTTCAAAACAACTCTGATAGAAGGATCGTTAGGATTGCTGCTCTCATGAACTTCAATTCTTTTAATCTCTTCTAAATAACCATTAGGCGTTGCAATGTATATTCTGGCATGACTTACAGCATTACCACGTCGACCGCCGGGTCCTTCTGTAAATTTGTCGAGATACTCTTGCAGGTGTTTAACAAACATTATTTACGCACCTGATATGAAATATCCTCTATCACTTTTCTATAACCTTGCAAGAGATTTTTGTTTTTTATGTCTTCAGAAACATATTTTTTTAATTCAAAAATTTCTTTTTTCTGAATCTCAACTAACTTTTTAAAACCTTCCAAAGTATCTTTAACTTCAGCCAGTTCCTTGCTTAATTCATCTGTAGATTTATAAACTTTCATAGTTGACAATATAGGATAGTTACCTTAAATTGTCAATGTTTTATAAACATTAAAACTCTTTGAAGGGTAGCCATTTATGGCTACCCAAAAAAATTATGGGTGTACCAAAAAGATTAACAGAAATGCAAATGAGATTTGCCGAGTTCTATGTATTCGGTGGACCTGATGGACCAATGACTCAAACAGAGGCTGCTATAGCTGCAGGCTATAGTCCAAACCGTGCAAGGCAAGAAGGATCAGAACTAATGAATCCAAGACTGTCTCCACTTGTTGCAAAATATGTTGGTGAGTTAAGAGAAGAAAGATTGAGAAAACACGAAGTTACTTATGAAGGTCATATTGCTGAACTTGCTCGTTTGAGAGAAGCCGCTTTAAAGAAAGGAAGTTTTTCCAGCGCTGTAAATGCTGAAGCCAACCGAGGAAAAGCAGCAGGATTATATATAGACCGAAAAATAATAAAAACAGGAAAATTAGAGGACCTATCAGAAATGGAATTAGAAGCAAAAATGAAACAAATCCTAGACGACTACGCACCGCTTTTAAATGCAAAGACTGTTGAAGGTGAGTCATCTGAAGTTACTGAATCTTCGTCATCTTCTTCACCCACTGACGAGGAATCATCGTCCGATCCCCAAACGTAATACCGTTTTCATCTTTATCGTAAGAAGCAAACATTTTAATTGAAGTTTTATCTTTAGAAAATATCCAACCTTCATTCACCGGATATGCTAATTTCATATTCTCAAACTCTTTTGAATCTGCCCAACCAGAATCTGATACACAGTCTACCCACTCAACTCTATACTTAGGATAAGGTATGTCATCTGTGCAGACACTTCTGTTAATTTTACGTCTCTTCGTTTTAGTTTTTTTAGGCATAAGTACTCTTTATCATTTGCGACCCCTAAATGACAGTTTTAAATTTTTTCTTGCGCTTAACAAAAAAATCTGGCTGGGTGTCGCAAAACTCCAAAATTGACCTATAAGCGTTGGTATTATTGACGAATAATCGCCGACCCCCCCCCGTCGCAAGGGGGTCGCAAGGGGTCGCAAAGGTCGCAAAGTTACCCTGAATTTTGTTTAATTGTGGCAAGATTGTGGCAATTGCCACATTTCGGCCATACATTTGCGACCTTTGCGACACCCCCCGACACCCTTGCGACCCCTGTTGCGACCCCCTATTTTTTAGAATTATTCTAAACTGAGCCATGATCTTTTTGCATACCCTTTTGCAATTCTTCTATTAATTTTTGTTTATTCTGGTCCGTGAGCCGTGATGCATGCTCCATGGCCCTTTGATAGATAAGGAACTGGTGTCGTTTAGCCTTATTCTTCAGATGTAGTTCGGGAATCCCCCATCTCGTTTGATCCGTCATTTTCTTTCTCCTCTTTTTTCTTAAAAATTTCGTCAAAGTTCTTTTTATATAAATCAGTACTAGGTCTACTATGACCGTCCCACTGTCTACCTTTTTCTTTAGCCATTTTTCTCCTTTTTATTATAGTATAAAACCATCCGTTTACTCTTTTCGTACTTCTCTAATCTTCTTTTCATCTTCTGGTTTTCTTCGTAAAGCTCTTCGTTTTTTTTAATAAGCCTTTTAAACTTAGGCTCATAATAATTACGATAGTATAAACTCCAATTAGTGGATAGCGTTTGATTTTGCTTCATAACTATCAAGATTCTTTTTAGCTTTATAAATTTCTACATGCGTACCACATTCAGGACAACCCATGTAAGTTACACTTTCATAAAATTCGTCCTCTTGAGACGTATCATGTTCACCACCATACAATAATTTTGTATTACAATGCCAACATAATCTATCTAAATCTTCAGTCTTTTTTGCCATTAAAGTCCTCCTCTTTCATTGGTTCTTTCGTTTGTTTTTCACTATGCATTAGTTCATGATACATGTCTAATCTTTTTAAAAACTTATGTTTCCATTGTCTTAATTCGTGATCCTTAAATTTAAACTCCTGGTAATATAAATCAGGTGTACAAACCATAATAATACCTTGTTGTATTTGTGAGTTATATACATAGTCATGGGCCATAGCATATGCTGCTATTTGTAGGTAATAATCCTCAATCCAGTCCTTATTTTTAGGTCTATTTGCTTGTTTAAAGTCAATTATGGTATCCATGCCATTATGCCTACATACAAGGTCCGTAGAGCCTGCGTAGAGGCCAGGATAGTATAATGTGATCTCTGACCCGTACCATTCATCAACCGGCGCTAAACCGATCTCTATGATCTTCTGAGCCATAGGTTTTGCCTGAACTCCAATATCCGTTAAATCCTCGTAGCCTACACCTTCTACATAAGATTCTAAGAACTTATGCATTGCAGTTCCACGTTTACTGGATAAATTTTTTATTTCTTCGGCCTTTGCTTCACCGACTTTGGCTTTCCATCTTTTTATAAATTCTTGATCTTTGGTCTTACCTAAAATTGTGGTAACCGAAGGTAAACGATTACCAACAATCTCATAGACTCTGGTCCCTGTATCGGGATCCGTGATTTGTTTTCCAGTGATATAGTTAAATTTATCAGCCTTCTTCATCTAAGTTTCTTTTCTCTTAAAATCTTAACATGTCTTTGCCATGCCCAGGAATTGACTTTACCTGATACACCCATAACAAACAACAAGAATCTAAGTTTAATTTTTCTCAACATTTTTCTTAGCTATCCATAGTTTATAATGATTCAAATCTACAACGTTTTCCATTGTAGCTTTTTCTTCAGTATAATGATTTATGATTTGATGTAGTTTATGTGCTTTAGTATGAGCAAAAGGAAAAAATGCTAGAGCGCAGGCATATGCATCTCTAAAAACACATCTCCAACGCCATTGCATTTTATGTCCTGTTTTATGTCTTGGTTTTTCATTAACCGTACCTACATTTAAAATGTCATGTAACACTCTAATTGTTGCTTCATCAGTCATAGAAACTTCCATAGCAATACGCCAACAATTATAAGTACCATTCTTCTTTTTTTCTTTATACTTTTTATAAGTAACAGATCCCTCACCATCGAAAAGACCTGCTGCCCATGCAAGATTAACTTGATTGTTTATGTAGTCTGGACTCAATTTAACTTCCTTTCTTCATTATAAACATAAAATTCACCTTGAGAATCACAGTCCCAACACTGATGAATGTTATCTTTCTCTTCGTTTTTAACTTTAACATATCCATTTCCCTTACATGTAGGGCAAATGTATATTTTTTTAACTTT